ACGGTGCCAGGTCGAGACTAGAAGGCTTTGCGGCCAGTATAGGAACTATTGCTCCAGGCCTGAACGAAGGATTCCAAGACCTTATAGCAAACGCAGGTGTTCCGGTGACCGAGTCAGCACTGGCATTGGTACAGAACATTCCGCAGGCGAGTGGCGTGGTACAGGATTTGATCTCCGGGGCGATCAACAGTGAGACTGCACTTTCAAGATTGAGAGATGCGGCAGGGGCCAGCGTAGACAGATTTAGGAAAGCCACTGTAACAGGACAAGTGGAATTCTTGGCACTGCAAGGCGATGTGATCAATCTTGCAAGAAGGATAACCGACGTGGACAGCATATTCGGGGAACAGGGTGAAACTGCCGACAGGCTGACGCAAGGTTTAACCACTTTCGAAGATGCCAGCAAAAGAATAGCAGGACAGTTCCAACAGATAGAAACAGGTTTGTTGGCGGGCTTCGGTCCAGCACTGGGCGGACTGTCACAGGCCACACAGTTCCTTATGAAAGGTGTTGGCGGGTTGGTGGCCGGCGTAGCACAGATACCGGCACTGACGGGTACAGCCCTGGTAGGTATCCTGGCAGGTAAGTTTTTATTGGACAAGGCGGGACAGACAGCAGTGGTGTTCACGGGTACACTGGGAGCATTGAAGGCCGCTGGAGTGGGATCAGGCGGAATGTTAGGTAACTTGTTCGGAGGCAAGGGTGGCAAGAGAGCGGCCGGAGCCGCAAGGTTCGGAGCAACCAGATTACTCCCAGGACTAGGAGCCGCAATAGGTGTGGGTTCAAGTGCTGGACAACTGCTGAACAAAGACAAATCAGACGACGCGGCAGGTATAGGCGGATTAGTTGGAGCAGGTTTAGGTGGACTATTAGGTTTGATAGGTGGACCAGGTGGGGCATTACTTGGTGCAAGTTTAGGATCAATGGCAGGACAATATGTTGGTGGTATGTTTGGCGGAGAACGTGCATTCGGTGGAGGCATGGATCAAGGTAAAACTTACCTCACAGGTGAAAGAGGACCAGAATTAATCACGGCAGGAACCAAATCAACAGTGACCGCAAACAACGATCTTAAGAGCACATTTGACACATCCGCATTAGAGACCAAGATGGCAAGCCTAGTCACAGAGATGAACAGTGCGAATAAGACTTTAACGAATATGGTAAATGGCGTAAATACGCTTGTAGCAGTGGAATCCAGGGCCTTGAAAGCAGTTGAGACAACAGCACGTAAAGACCGTAATCAAGTGGGACTGGTTTAGGTTGCTAAAATGAATAAAAAAGTGTAATATAAAGCATGGCTTGGAAAAAATATTTTAAAGACGCAAACATGTCTCCAATCAGTGGAGAGAAAGTGCCCAACTTCGCGAAGCGGAACTACAGTTCTTACTTGCCGGATGTGTACACAGGACACCCAAACAGGATACAGAGATACTTCCAGTATGATCAAATGGATTCAGACTCAGAGATCAACGCGGCACTGGACATCCTGGCAGAATTCTCAACACAGAAGAACACAGAGAACGAGACTCCGTTTGATCTTGTGTTCAAAGATGAAACAACAGAACACGAAGTGAAACTTTTGAAGAAAGCACTTCAACAATGGACCAAGTCCAATCAGTTCAACAAGAGGATCTTCAGGATTTTCAGGAACGCATTGAAGTACGGAGATTGTTTCTTCGTGAGAGATCCAGAAACAAACAAATGGTTGTACATAGACAACGCCAAAGTTGACAGGATCGTCGTGAACGAATCAGAGGGAAAGAAACCCGAACAGTATGTGATCAGAGATATCAATCCCAACCTACAGAGATTATCAGCGACACAGATCACACCCAACCAAACATACGGTGGTGGTGGAACGACTGGTGGTGGAACGGCGGCATACGGTCAAAGTTATGCCAACGCAGGTGCCACAAACAACATGTCAGGCTTTGCAGGCGGAAACTCCGGTGGCAGATTCTACAAAACAATGAATGCGTACAACATCAACGCAGAACACGTTATTCATATGTCGATGTCAGATGGTTTAGACAACCTATTCCCATTTGGACAGTCGGTGTTGGAACAGGTATTCAAAGTTTACAAACAGAAAGAACTATTAGAAGATGCAATCATAATCTACAGGGTACAGAGAGCACCTGAAAGAAGAGTGTTCTACATTGACGTGGGTAACATGCCAACACACTTGGCCATGCAGTTCGTTGAGAGAGTCAAAAACGAGATCAACCAAAGAAGAATTCCAAGTGCATCAGGTGGAGCAAACTTCATAGATGCAACCTACAACCCAATGAGTATAAACGAAGATTACTTCTTCCCACAGACAGCGGAAGGTAGAGGATCTAAAGTTGACACATTACCTGGTGGTACTAACCTAGGTGAGATCGATGACTTGAGATTCTTCACTAACAAACTGTTCAGGGGTCTGAGGATTCCAAGTTCTTATCTACCAACAGGTGCAGAAGATGGTGGACAACAGTACAATGACGGTAGGGTTGGAACGGCATACATCCAGGAACTGAGATTCAACAAGTATTGTGCAAGACTACAATCGATGTTGGCGGAAACATTTGACAGTGAGTTCAAACTATGGGTCAAGAACAAAGGCTACAACATAGACAACGGAATGTTTGAGATTAAACTCAACCCACCACAGAACTTCGCACAGTACAGACAGACAGAGATGGACCAAAGCAGGGTGAACACGTTTACAGCAGTGGCGGATCTGCCTTACATGAGTAAGAGGTTTGCACTGAAAAGATATCTAGGCCTATCTGAGGAAGAAATGGCAAGGAACGCCGAACTATGGGCAGAAGAGAACAACGTGCCACAGAAGAAACAGAGCAAGTCAAATGAATTGAGAGGCGGCGGTGTAACACAGTCGGGAATCAGTTCAGACCTAGACCAATTCGAGGAACCAACAGCGGATCCAGAAGCACCAGAACCAGGATCACCACAGCCAGGTGGACCAGGACAGACCCCAGGTGGACAGACACCAGGTGGCACAGGTGGCGGCGGACAGGTATAAGGATTAAATACGATTATGAAACTGAATGAATTCTTCACATACGGCGCAGATGGCTTTGAACAGGACAAAACTTATGAGCCTGAGAACGATATTTCCATTCTAGATTCGGAAGACACAAGGAAAACGAGATTAACTCTCAAACAAATCAACTCTATGAGATTGGCATCAGAGGCACACGATGCACAACAGAAGGAAGAGGCAGTATTCGTCCAAAAGATGTACGGACAACCTGCCCAAGACGATAACTTAGAGTTATAATGTCACAAACAGCATTCGTACTGGGTAACGGTGAGTCCCGCAGGGGCATAGATATCAACGATCTAAAACAAAAAGGCACAGTGTACGCCTGCAACGCGGTGTACAGAACACACGAACCTCACTGGCTGGTGGCAGTTGATCCCAAGATGATGATAGAGATAGCGGAGACCGATTATGTCGTACATAATAAAGTGTACTCCAACTTCAACAATCAATACGAGAAACACAAGAAACTGCTAGATCACGTGACCTGGTCAAAACCCAGCCTGGGATGGAGCAGTGGACCAACAGCACTTAAACTAGCCTGCGATCACGGATTCAAAGACATATACATATTGGGTTTTGATTACCAAGGGCACCGGGAAGACAGTAAGAACAACAGATACAAACTCAACAACATGTTTGGAGACACCCGCAACTACAAGAAACGTAATGATGAGGCCACGTTCTACGGCAACTGGATGAATCAAACAAAACGCTGTTTGGAGGACTACAAGGACGTGCAGTTCCACCGTGTGATACCCAAAGGTTGGTTCCAACCCAAGGATCTAGAGTGGAAGGGCAACATAGATCATCCCACAACAGAGCAATTCCTGTCAAAATTTGACCTGCAGATCAAAATATAGACAAAATACACCTTTTCTCACCAGTTACAGCACCGTTTCTACACCTTTACAGTAAATACAAACACTTATAAGTACAAATCGACCTAATTAGAAGGAGCACGTGTAAAATGTCAAATAATAAATTTGAG